CTCTTCCGATCTCATCATTATCATGGCGCTTGGGATACGAAGGGAAACCGGATAACCTCGCGCCCTCAGAGCGCCGGAAGGCGCTCATTTTATTTCGGGGCATTTACATAAAATGGCAGAATTTCAGTATCGCTCTTGATAATCAATACGCGCTTTATTTTGTTATCTTTCCTTTTAAGCCGATTCGTTACAGTATCAGACACAATCGAATCATCTATATTGTATCCTCGCAGATCGACAACCGCCACTTCGGCGCCCTGATGCCCCGCTGCCCTGATTGATCGATCAATATTATTTTTCCCGGCTTCCTTCGGTCGCTTGAATTCCCATAGCTCACCGGCAACCTCAGCGTCAACAGATTTGACACCTTCGGCTCTGTCAAGAGGCAGCAATCGAACATCTACCTTCTCCTGCTCTGCTATAACCTTTGCTATGGATACATTTTCATCCGTTTCGTTTGATCCATGGACATTACTGAGCCATACCTTCTTCTCGTTTTTCGCAACAAAAACCTTCTTGAAATATTCTGGTTCATCAGATACCGGACGCGATGTCTTTACCTGATTTTTCCCCTGGAGAAACGAAACAGTATCGCCGAGTTCTTCGTCTATTTTTGCTTTAAATGATTTATCATTCTCATATCTTTTCAGCCCATCGGCATCTTCCCGAAATCTGAACCTAATACGAGCCCTGTTTACCTTTTCTCGAAGTTTTTCATCAGTTTGGTATTTATCGAGAAATTCATTTCGATATTCTGCCGTACGCTTCACAGTAACCGGTCCGCCGAATCCACTTGGTACAGATGATTCAGGGACAAGCACACAGAGACAATTATATTTGCATCTTGAGAATCCGCTCCTCGGAAGCCCCAGCTCTCGCCACTCCTCATAGGTATGCACTTCCCCATGCCTCGGATAGCAGTCCTCACAAGGATCGTTACTCGTGGTAAGCCATTTCCACTGTTGCTCTTCTTCAAACGAGTCAAAGATTGCCCCTTGGCTGATGTCGTCAAGGAAGCTCCCCACCACCCCGTTGAAACTGTTTCGCATTCCACCGAAGAACTGACCGCCCAGGATATCCTTCGTGATCGTCGCGGTAATCGTCTCTTCGCTCATCCCCGAAGCGGCCATGTTCACCACCTGCGCGGCGAGCTTCTTCGCGAGGCCCTGGCTTTCAGCCTTCAGGACGATGACCATCTCCTCAAGGTCTGTGTTGAAATTGAAAAACCGCTTTGTATCAACCTGCATCGCTATCCTCGAAACCAAGCTTCAACTTGGCGCTTCACATATCCATATATCCTGAGTCCAATCCGATCGAGCGCTTCCTTCGACACGCCGAAGAATATGTAGCCCATGTCATGGAGATAAACCGCAACAGCAGATCGCACAGGCTTGATCGATATCATCACCTCATCGTCTTCGATCACATCGACTTTGTAGGTGCTCTTCTTCGCGAGGACAGGACTCTTCTTCTCGATCCCCTTTAGCGGTGTGGTGTATCCTTTCGCCGCGATCTTTCGTAATAGGTAACCTTCCGAGTTTTGTTTCTGCGGGGAGCCGTCAGGCCTCCTTTCCCCATCGATGCGCTCCACGATGTCATCGACGACCATCCGGCCGCAGTCCCGTAAAACTTCATCGAGTCCTGAGAAGTCAGGCTCCCCTTTCAGGCTGTTCCCCTCCCAATGTCCTGGCAAATCGTTTCCCCTCCTCAAGCGCATCGGATGACAACTGCTTCAAGATATCCACTCCTTCACGAGTGAAGAACTCCTCGATCGTCTTCTCTGGCTCCCGCACGAAGGCCGCGGCATCCACCCGGGATAGCTCATCGAGAAACAACAGCTCAAGGAGCATCTGGAGCTCCATCTTGCCCTCGACGAATTTCACCGCCTTAAGCCTGCCGACCATCCCCTATTCCTTTTTCGTGATAAGCTCTTCAAGGAGGCTTTTCTTTTTCCCCACGCGAGAGTTCTCGTCGTTTATCTGGCTGAGCTTCTTCTCTGCCGCTTCGCGCGTGATCTGCGGGTCCTTCCACACCAGGTAGTCAATCGCGTTCGCGGCCCCGAGCTCTATCTCAAACCGCCATTGCCTCTCCGTCTCATCCCAGGTCGCGGGGAACTCCACCTCTCCCGGATTGAACGTGAAATCGCCATCCTCAGGAAGCGTCTTTCCCGGAAGTTCCGTATTGTTGATTCGGGCTATCACCCGATAAAGCCCTGACTCGACATCGGCGCAGAGCGGAATATCGGATGCCCTGATCTCCTCCAGGGCGTGATTTGCCACCTTAAGCGAGAACCCGCTCGCCACTTGTCCTGAGACCGTGAAGTTCTCGTTTGAGATCCCGTAGTTGTTCGCAATGGCCATCACCTTCCCGCGTATCACCGCATCGACGGCGGCTAACTGTGTGTTCAGGTCGAGGACCGTCGCTGTGGCCCCCGTCGGAAGCGTGATCGCGGCCATGGCGTCCAGGGTATGATTCTTCAATGACTCCTCAAGGCCATCCCCTGTGAACACCGGCTGTTTGAAGCTCTGCGTCTTCACCAGGTCGTTCATGTACGTGTTGAGCACCCCGATGATGAGGTTCGCCTTATACGCGTCCTTGCTCCAATTCGGCCTGATGTAGCCGTTTACAGGAGGAGTACACGGGAAGGGTATGATCGGGATGAGTCCGTACTTGTTCTCTTCACTGCCGTCCCCTCCGAACGGGTTCGGGATCTTCTCCCCCGCTTCATTTAAGAAATACCTTTTGTTCTTGTCGTAGTACACCCAGCACTTCACGTCATGTCCCTTCTGGTCCTTCCCTTCGGTGAAATACGCGAAGGCCTCGATTTCCAGGGGATCGTCCTTTGACATCTTGAGGTGCGCGATATCGGGGGGAATGAGCGAGACGATGATCTTCTCCGTACCGGGGATGAGCCGGGGAAAAAGGAAACACACAGAACTCGCCTTCGCGACCCTGTGCGCCTCCATCATCACTGAATCGATCTTCATCACCTTGTAGATATCCACGAGCCGGTCGGGTGCGCTCTTCCCTAAGGTCCTCGTCGCGCCCTCCTTGTACACGGTGCAGATTTCCCGGACAATACGGCGGAAGATATTCATCGAGGGGTCGAGCATGAGGTGAATCCTGTCCGCTACTTCACGGACCGTGAACTGCCTCCTGATCTCGTTCTCGAGGATATCGTCCCAATCGTTTTCATACATCTTCCGCCTATCTTTAAGGATTTCCCGGACCTTGTCCTGATCGTGAATCGGAAGAATCTTCTCTCCCATGGAGCCCTCCTAAAAAATCGAAACCTTAGCTTTCGGTCTTTGGAATTCCTCGATCGCGTACCGACAGGCCGCCAGTGCGTCGTCATGAAAGCTGAATATCTCCTCGGTCACTCGGCCGTTCCGGTCCTTCTTGTACACCGCTCCCCGCACCTCGGCCGCGAGCCCCGGGCAGGTTACAGGGTCTATGTGCCACCTCTTCCCGCGAAGGTACGCGAAGCCTGCCTCAACCGAATCGGGACCTTTCTTCACCGGTTCCACGCGGTACCCAGCGTTCTTCCACAGCGCGATGCTCTTCGGTTCGGCTGAGTCCGCCCTGCAGCGCTGCCACTTCGGAAGCACCCTCTCGGCTAAGGGTATAATTTCAGGATCCGTCTTCTGCCTCACGTACAGCTCATCGAACGACCAGAGCTCCCCATCCTTCATGCCGATCCCCTCGATCGCGTGATAGTGCTGATAGCCGAAATCCATCCCGAATATGACTCGGTCAAAGTCGTCGTAGTGATACTTCGAGCGCTCGAACACCACATGCGGGAACGCATGCTCGCCCAGCTCTCCCCATTCCCCCAAGGCGTAGATCTGGTACAGGATGGGATCCGTCTGCTTCATCCCCTCAAGCTCTTCACGGTAGGCTGAGTCAATGAACCGGTTATCGAGGTAGGTGGTCTTCATGAGCGAGGCGTTCGGTTTCGGGTTATCGAAGAACTCGGCCTTGAGCCAATGGTCCACGCTCACGGGGTTAAACGAGAGGGTCATCTGGAACGGTCGGGGCGCCTGGCCTCGCATACGTAGATTGAGCTGTTTCACGTCCTCCTGCTCAAACTCGCTTGCCTCCTCGACCCAGATATCCGTAAGGGGCCCCGAGGGGAACGTGACAGACTTTACCCGTTCCCGTGCCCTCATGTCGTTCATCCCGCGAAATATCACGCAGTTCCCATTGACGCGGTTTTTGATCACCATCGTCGTCTCGTTCACGTCGTACACGGGGCTCAAGTTCCAGGATTCGATGACACTCAAGAACAGGGCGAAGGTGGAGTACCGGTTCGATTCGGCCACTTTGCGCAAAACCATGAGGTTGTGACCGCGCTCCGCTGTGAGCCTGTACACATAGCGCTGTACCGCCCCTACGCTCTTCCCGCTTCCCGCGCCTCCCCGCCAGACGTTGAATCGGTTGTGGTCCCATATGGTCCGGTAGAAGGGGGCGTTCATCCACTCAGGCAGTGTCTTAAAATCTACATGCATGGGGACCGCTCCTCCCACGGCGCACACGAGGAGCAGGGCAGCGCAAAAGGGGGCAATCCTACGCATCATCCGCGCCCTCCTTCCCCGCAAACCCTCCAATCACGATATCCTCAGGCTTCGGCGGGAGCCCGATCGAGATTGTCGAGACCTCGATGCGCTTCTTCGGCTCCTCGATCATCTGGATGTACTGCTGGAGCATGTTGAGCGCCTTGTCCCGGTCTGCGAGCTTGTACTCGATGTACCGCTCCCCCTGGGCGTTGAGCTTCTCGTTGATCGCATCGATACAAACCTCAAGCCCCTTCGATCGCAGCTCCTCGGTTGTGATGACAAGCTGACCCGTCAGGTCGATGATCTCAGTCGGGTCGAAGAACGCACGCTTGACCCACACCTCGAGGATCCTCTTCTCAAGCGGGATGCGCGACTTCTCGATGACCGCGGCGAGTTCGGTAGATACTAATTCTTGAATATAGGTTTTTGTCAGTAGCAGGGACGCGTTCCGCCTGGCCGTCGCCTCGTTCGCGTTCGGGTACGCTCTCAGGTACGCCCTCGTCGCGTTCTGAAAGTCCTGCTCGATGTAGTACCTCACGAAATTGAGTCTCGCCTTCGGTATTTTCCTCTTCCGTTCTCCCTGCATAGGGGGAGTATACAAACCCTCAAAGATATTTGCTCAAATTGGGGGTACTCTTTCCGAGGTAAACTATCAGGTCAATTTTGAGTATGCTTTGCACGTCGCCTTCAGTCCTCACGATCGGGAGCTCTCCTCGAAGGATGAGTTTCCTCACAGTCTTCTGCGAGACTGACAGAAGCTCCGCTGCTTCCCGGATGGATAGGACTGAAGGGATCTCGGACCACAGATCGCTTAGCTCGGCAGTATCCGCCATACCCGTCCAACCCTCACCGCGAGCACCTGCGCGGTCCTGATCAGGTAGTACACATGCTGCACTTCCAGGCCGTTTTGATGAGCGAATTCCTTCGGCTTCACCAGTCGATTTTTCATAGTTCCCCTCCCTGAAAACTATCGCTTGATAGTGAAAATCGGTCTTACATAGCATTTTTTGAATTTTCCCTGTAACCGCTCTACGTTTCGCGCTATTGCGTCGGTAAGGCTTTACCGTATTCTTTCCCATTCCGAGGGGGCTTTCGTGGCTCCAAGCCTGTGAGATTTTCAATCCAGGCCCGGTATTTTTTTCGTCACTGCCCGTTTTCAAAAAACCACCTCCTGAACTTCCCGCGGGTTGTATAATTTCTCTTCCCGCCAGACGAGCCGTTGCTCGTCGAACTCCCAAAGCTTCCCGCACGGTTTGCAGGCCACAGCCGTATCGGTCATCGTGAGCGGTTTCCCGCACACGGGGCAGACCTTCGGGGGCGAGGCCCGGGCTCTGCGGATTCGTTCGGCCGCCTCGCTTCGTCGTTCGCTTTCCTGCCACTCGCGGTATCCGCTTCGCCAGTCCTCCCAGAGAATCGCTTTGCGGAAATACGTCACCCGGTTCTTGATGGGTTTTTCCTTCGCGTTTTCGGCCATCCGCGAGAGGACGTACCGGATGTACCCTGCGTCGAGGTTGTGTTTTTTCAGGTATCCCTCGATGGATTCGAGATCGTTTTTCGGGAAATGAAACCCCGCGGTCTTGAGCTCTTCGCGGACATCGGGGCAGGCGCAGGCAGGCGGGACCCCTTCGGCCTCGAAGGGGTTTTTCTCCTCCTCCTGCTCCTCTCCTGTCCTAGTCTTATCTTCTCTTCCTCCTATCCTCTCCTCTCTGTGTCCATTGTCGTTAGACAATTCTTGTTTGTCGTGCGACAATTCCTCTTTGTCATGCGACAATTCTTGATTGTCTTGCGACACGTTTTTTTTGGGTTCGTATCGCTCTCTTCGCTTCTCTCGAAGACCATTCGCTCGGCTCAAATCTTCCTGGACGCGATCAGTGGTAATGACACCATTTTCTTTACGAATGAGCTCTGCTTCCTCATGAAGCACGGTTATGAATTCTTCAAGTTCCTTAACATTCAGATCGATTTTTCGAGCGATTACAGCCTTCTCTCCCTTCTTGTTGAGGTCGATTTTTCCACTGTCCGCTTCTCCGATGATTCCGTTCAGAGCCCAGAATCGCGCCTCCATCGCCCAGCCTTTATCCCCTCCGTAGTGCGATCTGAGAATGAGAAATTTCCTGTTTTCATATGCGTCAACATCGTGGGTAAAAAAGGAAATATTGTTTTTCATCCCCTCCCGTCCTTTTCTCTAAAACAAAATCAGGTAAACACGAGCTAATAGTCTTTCTTATCTTCTATTTGTCAATGTCAATTTTATATATACCGTAGTCACCGATCCTTCCCACGACGGGACCACCTGATAGGTCAGCCACTGGTACGGTTGCATCGGATGGAAACAAACGTGTGATAGCCCGACTTCCAAGTCCTTCCACCTGAATCCCGCTCCGATCTCGTAGGTGCTCTGCCAGGGATAGAA